CTAAAGCACGTTCACCCACAGCAGTGTTGTAACCACTTGTTGTTGACAAACAAAGTGCATCATTACCAATCGCTACATTGCCTAATGCTGTGGTGTTACGTTCTGATGCGGCGCACCCAATGGCAACATTGTAACAGGCGGTTGTGTTACACCTCAACGCCCTGAAGCCCATTGCGGTGTTAAAATTACCTGAAATGTTGTTGAAAAGTGCCTCAGCACCAACCGCAACACCACAAACACCACAGGTATTGGAATAAAATGCATTGATACCAACCGCAGTGTTTCTTTGTCCAGTAATGTTTGCTCGTAACGTACCATTACCCAGACCTGTATTTGAATCTCCGGTGGTATTAGAGCAAACAGACTCAAAACCGACACCTACGTTGCAACACCCAGATATATTTCCAGCCATCGCACGAGTTCCGATAGCGATGTTGTCATTACCACAGGTATTTGCGCCAAGTGCGTTTATACCCATTGCTTGGTTATTACTACCGGTGGTGTTTGCATCCAATGCATTAGAACCGATTGCGTTGTTCTGTGCGCCTGTGGTGTTGCACATGAGGGCTATGTGACCAATCGCAACATTATTAGAGGCTTGAGAGATTCGCAGTGCGGCATGGCCTATGCCAATATTGTTGCAATCTGTTGTGTTGCAAGCTAATGCACCGTTACCTATTGCAATATTAAACTGACCAGTTGTTGTATTCGCTAACGGTGTGCCGATTGCGTTGTCGTTTGAACCAATCGCAACATTATACTGACCTGTTGTCATTGATACTGCTGTGTTAAAACCAACGGCAGTGTTATTACTTCCTATGCCACAAATAGAAGAAAGTGCCGCAAATCCAACCGCTGTGTTATTGCTTGCGGTTGTGCTTGAACTTAGGGCATTGGCCCCAACAGCTACGTTTGTTCCGCCTGTCGTTTGATTTACCAACGCATGATAGCCGACGGCTGTGTTGTAGTTAGCACAAGCTGTTGCTAATGCAGAATGGCCGATGGCTGTGTTAAAACATTTACTGGTATTTTCACCAAGAGCCTTGAAGCCAACCGCAACATTTCGACACCCTGTTGTATTGTTCAGCATAGCGCATAGTCCAACAGCTACGTTGTAACCAGCAGTAGTGTTGCATCTAAGTGCGTGATATCCGAAAGCAGTGTTGTAAGAGGAGGTGTTATCCTGAAGTGCGCCTGAACCTACGGCAGTGTTTTGTGTGCCTGTTTCATTGCAATACCCCGCCTGATAACCAACAGCAGTGTTGTTGGAGGCTGTGTTTGCACACAATGCAAAAGCACCAACGGCAACATTACTGGAACCAACTGTCATTAAGCGACCAGCTTCATTTCCGATAGCGACGTTATCGCAACCCGTTGTATTACAGCACATCGCCCGCATGCCAACAGCGACGTTGCCATCCCCTCCAGCATTAAAACGAAGGGCCAATCGACCCAATGCGGTGTTGTTATCGCCAGCAGATGCCTCGCCCATTGCATCTGCGCCGACAGCGACGTTGCTATCTCCATCTGTTGCGTTTGCTAAAGCGCAAGCACCAAGGATCGCATTGCCCTGCGAAGTGCTTGTCAGGACTCGACCTGCACACGCCCCTACGGCAGTGTTGCTGGAGCCAGTGGTATTGCATCGCAACGCTAAATAACCAATAGCGGTATTACTGGAAGCTGTTGTATTAAAGTTTAATGCGGCATAACCAAGAGATGTGTTGCCTACGCCTGTAGTTGTTCCAGCAGAAGCGGCCAACCCCACAGCAGTATTGCCTGTTCCGGTTGTCTGATTTTGTAGTGTCGCCCATCCGACCGCAGTTGAACTACATCCAGTTGTATTATCACATAAGGCTCTTGCACCGAGAGCAACATTAAAAGATCCGGTAGTGTTGCCGCAGAGTGCCTCCCAGCCAAGTGCTACGTTGCAACCACCTGAAGTATTAACTGTAAGTGCAGAAGTACCAATCGCAGTATTATTTCCGCCTGTCAATGAACCGTCATCAAGAGCCGCATCACCCAACGCCACGTTGTTTGTACCAACCGGATAATTCCCATCCAGTTTGATTGTGCCGCCGTCAACAGAGACGTTGCCTGCTACCGTGAGGCCGTCTGAGGTGACTGTGCCGTCTACATTCAAAGACGTATCAAACTGACCTGTCGTAAACGACCCCGCCGCAGGTGTACTGCCGCCGATGACTGTGTTGTCGATAGTGCCCGAATCAATGTCAACCTTACTAATGTCCACCTCACCGGTGCCATCTGGTGTGAGGGCGATGTTACCGTTGGTGTCCGTAGATGTGATTGCGTTTCCATCAATGTTGATGTTGTCAATCTGCGCTTCAGTGATCGCTGAGTTGGTACCCAGTGTGGCACCGTCTACAGAGCCGCCGTTGATGTCGGCAGTGGTTGCCACTAAATCCGCTGTAGTGAGTTTCGTTGGCGTGAGATTGACGTTGACATCAGAGACAACTGCGCCTGCGCCGCCGCCATCGAACTTCAGAACAACGTCCGCACCATTGGGGATGACGAAATCATTGGATGCGTTGTAGGTGCCTTGGAAAATTGTAATGGTTCGGTCGGCCGATAAACTGTTCCGAATGTGCACCACTTTCTCTGCATCGTTCGGGGTCAACTGCACAAACGCAGTGCCGCCTAAGTCACCACCGTCTATGAACTCGATGAATTTGTTTCGGCCGTCTGAAGAAGTACCATTGGTAATCGGGAGATCGTTCGGGCTTCCAGAAGATCCGGCAACAGATAACGTGACCTGCTCAACGCCATTAACGGCCTCATCGATCAGATCAAGGTTGGTGTTGGTTGTGGTACCCCATGTTCCCGACTGCTCGCCGGTTGCAATCTTTTCAATACCAAGGTTGGTGGTATAGGTGCTAGGCATTCTCTCTTCCTCTACGCCGCAATATCATTCCAATTTGGCGATTGTGATGTATTGATATCATTATATCCTGCTGTTTGGTCTGTATCCACATCGGAATAGTTCGGGCTTTGATCTGGCACAATCTCACCCCAGACATTAACGCTGGATATGCTGGTTGTTAACTGAACCCCTGTGGGACTTGCGGTCGAGCCTGCGTTGACAGTGACCGTTCCGGAAGGTGCAAATGCACTTATTCCTGTAATTGATGCGACTGATTCTGCTACAACAGTGACATTGCCCTGCGTAGATGTGAGCTCTTCTCCTGTTGGAGTGGCATCTGCATCCGCAGTGACAGTGACCGTTCCATCTGCTGTTGTTACCTCTTCTCCTGTGACAGAGAAGACTGCCTTTGCGGAGGCTGTGGCATCCCCTGCTGTGGCCGTTGCCGCCGTTCCTGTGAGGGCCGCATTAGCCTCTGCGATGACTGTGACAGTGCCCGCAGAGAAAGCAAGCTCAATACCAGCTACAGTGGCATCAGCATCTGCCTTGACTGTTTCGTCACCCTGAGTGACTGTGGCTTCTTCACCAGTGACTGAGAAGACTGCTTGGGCGGATACCGTGACACTGCCAGCCGTTGCAGTAAGTTCTTCCCCTGTGAGCTCTACGGGGTTTGGTTCGCCCCATGGCCCACTACTCCACGCGCCACGACCCCATCCAGTAATGTCGGTCATGGCCTAACTCCTTAGGCGATGCGAATGATCGCGTTCGATGCGTCTGCTGTTGGCATCTGCACTGTAAAATCACCTGTGGTTGCTGTCTTGTCCTCGCCGAAATCCAACACCATGACTGCTTTGTCTGACTTGTCATCGTTGTAGATCAAACATCCACGTGCTGTGAGGCTCACGTTTGAAAACACTTCATCTGCAAAATCCACAAACGCTGTAGTGCCTGACGATGTGGGCGTGACGCTTGTCAAATCTTGTCCGCCTGCGGTGTAGTTTGTTCCGGTCTGCGTCACCTCGTTTGTAGAGGTTGGGTCTGCGTCTGGATCAGCAGGGGCTGAGTACGCAGTCGTTGTCGCCCCGAGCGTCGCAGATGAGGTAAACAGCGCCAGCTTGAAGGTGTCGCCTGTTGATGCTGTGAAGTCATGCGTTGCCGTCATGAGCTCCACTTTAAATGATGTACAAATCGCCTGAGAGATTGCCACGGTTAAAGCCTCTTGATGATTTCAGCCATGTCCTCATGGCCTTGGTTCCTAAATAAATTATACAGGGTTGTGCGTTCTGACTGCTGTGCCTTTGCAAGGTAATACGTTAGAACACCCCTGATGCTCTCTTTGAATGCTTCGGCCTGTTGCCGAATGATTGGATCTGCGTCTTTGGAGACGTACATAATCTTGTCTAACGCAAGCCCAGCCAACTCCTCTGGAGTGTGGCCTCGGCCCTCTGTTGAGACAACATTGACGGTGCCCGTTTGGGTACCCACTGTTTCTGACATCATGTGACTGGCATCCTTGGTTCGCCGTTACGGTAGCTGTCCATTCTGTTTCGGCCTTCGCCTAAATTCATCAACTGCGCCATGGCTTCGTCATAACGTGCTTTGTAAAGCTGTAGCATGTCGGGCTCTCCCTTCATGAAGGTGTAGGCCTCGATGAGGGATCCGTACAACAATGCTGTTTCGGCGTTGTCTCCGAGCCAGCTTGTGCCTGCGGTGACGATAGACTCTGGGTCAAAATAATAGTGCAATTGCACATTATAATTTGAGTCGGGCGTTGGCCCGAGAATGAACGTCTCGTCATCAAATATTGCGTAATACTGTGGCTTCGCTTCTGTGGACTGAGATGGGAAGGCTTCACGAATGAAGTTCACATCCTTCGGTAACAGGAACTCATAGTCCCCGTCACCATCAATCACAGCAAGCGAAAACACAGACAGGAAGTCAGATGGCTGTGCCAAGAATCGGTTCGAGGCGGTCAGTGTTCCTGTGACATTGCGGCGCAGATCAGGGATCTGGACAGCGCGATTGATGCGCTCTTCAGCCTGTCTGACAAATGTTGGAATCTGCGATACGAATGTAGTTTCATCGTTCTCGCAGTAGTCCTGTATCGCCTGAACCAATTCAGCGTAGTTCATCTCTAATCCTGATACAAATTATCAAAAGTTATTTCGGGGTCCAGATAGCTCGGGTGCCCTTCAGCGGAATGTGTGTACTGACTTGGTGTGAAGTCAGGTGCGCCTTCTCCAGTCCTCCACAGTGCGGGGCTTGTTGCCCTGACCCGATTGTTCGGGAGTGCCACAATGTTTCCAGTCCATGGCCCTTCTGTGAGATACATTACGTGTGACTGTTTATGTTGGTCTGGGGAGTCTGCGATTTCATGGTCTGTGTAGTCCACTGTGAACATGTATCGGGCTCCATAAAATTCATGATTGACCTTGGCCAACCACGGACTTGAGCTGACTCGGTTGAACACAACGCTCTCATGGCTTCGGGACATACAGTCCCAAGGCTGAGCAACATGGTCCTCCATTCGATCAGGCCACTCCTCTAGCTCGATGTCGGCAACGAGCGCCTGTATGGGCATCCTTGCCCACATGGCGCCGCCATGGACGTTGTCCATGTCTTCTTCGTTGTCGATCTCACAGCCCGTGAACACCACCTGAAAACTCAGTGACCGGTCAGGTATTGTGTTCACAGCAAACGCTATCGCGTGAATAAATTCTCCGTGATAGCGCATATGGTTGCAGGTAAACTCCCTGCGGACCCAGCACTTGAAGCTGGGGCAATTTGAAACTAGGTATGGCATTAGCCACCTCGCGTGAAACGTCCTCCTTTCGTTGCCGCGCCCATGCCGCGAGCAACTCCTCCACGCGAGTATCCCTTAGTTTTCTTCATTGCGCCACCCTTGGCGTAACCCTTGGTCTTTTTCATGGCACCGCCTTTGGCGTAGCCCTTGGTCTTCTTAGCCATGCCGCCTGCGGCCATCTTGCCTTTGCCGTCTGCCGCGAATGCTGGGACCTTCTTGCCATCCTTCATAACCATTGGCATCTTACCGCCCTTGGCGTAACCCTTGGTCTTCTTCATGGCGCCGCCCATTGCATAGCCTTTTGTCTTCTTCATAGCGCCGCCTTTCTTGGCCGCGATTGGAGAATCGACAGTTGACTTGACTGTGCTTGGAGTCTTCTTCGGCTTTGTGCTACTCGCACCGCCAGACTTGGCGCCTGACTTAGCTCCAGTTTTGGAACCCGAGCTCCGCATCCGTCCACTGGTGATCTCTTTCGAGGTCATCCCGCGATATGGACTGCTCTTGCGGCCTGTCATCTGTGACACTTCGGTCTTGGGTGGAACCTTCAAAGATGCTCCGGCCCGAATCTGATTGGCATTCTTGATAGATGGATTCATTTCCATCAGCTTCTTGACGGTCGTCCCGCGTGACTTTGCAATCTCGGATAGCGTATCTCCTGACTTGATCTTGTAGCTTCCTGATTTGTTTCCTTTTACAGCCTGTGCTGACCGGCGGAACATGCCCGGTTTTCTTTCTGCCATGATGATCTCCTTAACTGATCTGGACTGTGACTTGCCCTGCACTGGTCACGAGTGCGTTTGGTGGGCCATAGGTTTCGAGTGTTTCCCCGTCAAGAGCTGGGT